GCCATTTCTTCAGCGAAAGCAGGCAGCCCCTCTGGCGGCACGTCGTACTGCTTACATGTCACCGCTGTCAGCACCGCCTGGGCGGCGGGGGAGAGGTCAGTCATAGACGCCTTCCATTTTTCTACAGACAGCAGCGATGACTCCAAAGTCAACCCAGCGCCTTCCGCTGATGTAGCGGTGCGGTGCTTGGCGAAACGCTGCGTACAAAGCGGCTCCTAATGCTGATTGAGCTTTTTCGTGATCGCCGTCAGTCCATTCTTCGACAAATGCCGTGAGTACATCAGCGGCGTCATGGACACCCTGCGCGGCGGGGCTTAGGTCAGCCATTTAAGCCTCCAGGGCGCGGCGGATGGTGTCGAAGTCATCTTTGACCTCTTCGTCAGTGCAGTCTTCATGACCCTTTGCGTAGAACCGCCGCGCTGCTTCTAGTGCCTGCTCCTTCAGGCTCAACGGTCTCGGTCGGCGGTAGTCATACATCTCGGTCACATCTTCTTCTTCCCATGCGGCGCATCGCTCAAGGTATTTTCCGCAAGCCAGCAACTCCTGGTCGGCTCCCCAGCGGGCGGCTTGGATGGCGACGTAAGGAAGGGAAGCCTCGTTCGCTTCAGGGCACTCGTTGTACCACTGCTGCACCAGCTCCGGCGGTGGGGTGATCGGGTGTTGGTTAGTCATTGGTTCTCTTCACTTAGATGCCAGCAGGCAGAAAATCTGCGCTGGTTTATTGTCGTAAAGCCGTTCGCATGCCCGCCACTTTTGGGGGATCCACCACCAAGCTGTTGCAATCATTAGCAAAAGCACTAAGACAATGGCGCCAAGTGCTGTGTAGTCGTCAAGGCTTTTCATGGTAGTCAGTCGGTGAGTTGCTCCAGTGCGCGGCGGATTGTGTTGGAGCGTTGTTGCCATTCAGATTTATTTAACCCTTGATCTGCTTCGCTCAAAGCAGCCAGCGCCTGCTCCTTCAAGCTCGGCGGCTTGGGGCGGCGGTTGGAGAGAAAGCACTCCACCAATGAAGGTGTCGCCAGAGATTCGCGCAGCCACTCACAGCACGCCTCCAGCTCCTGGTCGGCGCCCCAATGGGCGGCCTGGATGGCAACGAAATCCTCAAGCTCAACGTGCTTTACCTGGACTTGGTGCCATTGGTTTGTCCACTGCTCCACTAGCTCAGGCGGTGGGGTGATCGGGTGTTGGTCAGTCATTTGTCCAACTCCTTCACAAGCTTCTTCAGTGCCTTGAACTCTCCCCAAGTGAGCTTGAAGCTCTGATCGCCGTAGCTGCTCAGGTGTGCATCAAAGCCTTCGCCGTTGTGCCATAGCGATACCTCGATGAAGGCGTCGGGTTTGGCGCAGTGGTCAAACTTTTCCAGTGCCACAAAGGCAGCATCAAGCTTGTAAGTCGTGATGTCAGCCATTGCTCTGCAGCTCCGGCGGTGAAGTCTCAGCCATGGGTGCGTCTGTAGAGGGCAGTAATGAGGCGGCAGCCGCAGCGATGGCGGCTTCAATGCGGCGGTGTGAATCAAGCGGCTCGTTAGCCCAGGCATCCGCCCAGAACGCGGCGAGCGCCTTGTCTTGCCAACTCACAGCGGCTCCGAGGCGCCGTAGCCGGGAGGCTGCGTTGGGAACATGTCGGCGAGGAGCTGGCGCTCCAGATGGATGCCAAAGGCGATGAAGCGCTCCCGGGCTTGGGCGTTAGCGGGTGCCATCGGATAGGACTCCTGCCACCAGGCGTCGAAGGCGTCAGCGATGCGTTGGTGCGAGCTAGGTGAGGTCATCCCACTCAGGGGCGAGGGTTACGGAGACGATGCGGGAGTTGGGGCACAGCTCCTGAACGGTGGTCAGAGCGTGTTGGGTGTCAAAGGCGTACAGCCAGAGCGTGATGTCGGGCTCAGAGAACTGCGCCACCACCACCCGATGCAGTTGCGGCCAGCTCATGGCGTGGGTGTGGGCGTGGATTGGGTCCACTCCTGCCACAGGCCGGTGTAGAGGGCGTGCATGGGGTGGCTTTTGCGGTCACGACCGGAGCGGTGGTAGAGGTCGTCGAGCAGGTCTTGACGCGCCTGTTGCTCGGTTGGGTCGCATTCGCGCATGGGATGCGGTGAGGTAGGCATGGCGGAACAAAAAAGCCGCAGCGCGGCTCAGATAACGGGGAGCGGGGTGGTGTCATCGGCACCGGCGTAATGCCGCCAGATGACCTCAGGCGTGTTGCCAGCCCAGCTAGCGGCGGTTGCAACACTCACCCCGGCTTCAAGCCAGCGGGTGATAGCGGTGTGCCGGAGGTCGTAAGGGCGGAACACGCGTGTGATCAGGCCGAGGTTATGCAGTTCCTGCATACGGTCATGGAAGAAGCTCTGGAAGGTTGAGCGATTCCACGGCAGCAGGAAACCATCGGCATCTGGTGTCAGCTCTTCAAGGATTCCTCTCGCCAGGGAGTTGAGCGGCACCCAGCGCGGCTTATTGGTCTTGGTGCTGGTTTTAAGGCCGTGCGTCAATGTGAAGTTTTGATGCACTCGCAGGCGCTCGCCCCGGATGTCATCGGCCCTGATTGCACGCACCTCGCCGGTGCGAAGCCCCAGCTGCAGTTGCACCATGGCCCAGTGATGCCAGAGGGGCCCACGACGCTCCCGCCGCGTGAGCGCCGCCATCACGAAAGGCTCCTGATCCTTGGGGATGATCGTCACCTCGTGGTCGTTCTGTGGCGCCTTGGGGAACTTGAACGAGGCCACCGGATTGACGGCGACGAGCCCAACGTCTTCCGCCGCGGCCCAGCGATAGAACGCCTTAGTGAGCATCGCCACCCGCCGAGCGGCTTTGGGCGGCTCCTGATTGAGCACCCAGCCGATGAGGTCACGTCCCTCCTCAAGCCGCGTGTACGGCGCCCGATCGACCCACGTCAGAAACTGCCGGTAGTCGGACGTCAGAGACGTCGGGCACAGCGAGATGGCTTTTTCGTCAACCCACCGCCTGGTGCCGTCTTGGATTGTGAGCGCAGTCATGGCCACCTCGGTGCGTCAGTGTCTGATACGGCAGCAGCAGCAGCAGCAGCGATCAGACGGTCTAGATACCAGCGAGCTTTATGCAGATCTTGCATTCCGCCCTTGTGTTTCCAGCGCCACAGGTACTTGATGCAGTTCCCCTGGCAGTAACCGATGAAGGCATCGCGTCCCAGCGCAGATTCAAGCGCAGTGATGCACTCCACCGCACCCTCCTTGTAGTGGGGTGGCTGGTTCACGAGGTCCGGCGCGTTCAGAGCCCCCATCGCTTCACCTCGTGGGTGAGGACGGCATCCGCCCCGGCGAGAACGCCGTGCAGGGCCATGAGGGTCTCTGAGAGGTTGCGCAGGTCCACCTGCGTGGCGGACTGGCTGGGGGCGTCGGATACACGGTCAAGATGCTGGTGGAGGGACTGCAGCAGCTCGGAGCAGGTGTGGATGCGCTCTTGAAGGGCGGCGTCCATTTAGTGTCAACCACTAGGGGGCGACCCAATTAAGCAGCTCCGGCTGCCTATGTCCATAGGCTACGCCATATTTTCCCGAGTCTCAGCCGCCCCGCCTTGAGAAAGCCTTAAGCCCGCAGCGTCCCCGGTGCGGGAAGTGGCGCGGCCCCCGCTCTACCGCGCCATCCGGCGCGTTGCTTCCTTTTGCCGCGCCTGACGTCTGCGGCGAACTCCAATAGATCGGCGGCCCGATGAAGCTCCCCCGCGGTGGCCATTGCCATGGCCCGCCGCAGGCGCCGGAGCTGGATGTCGCGCAGATCGACGTCAGCCACCGCGCTGCAGGCGGCGTTGCTCTTCGGCGATGGCGGCCTGGATGTTGGCCGCCATGAAGGCGTTGCCATGGCGCTGGGCGATCTCCAGCGCCGCCTGCAGCCGCTGGAGCCGAGTCTCAGGGGTCATCCCAACCGGGCGCACCCCCGAGCTTGCCTAGGCAGCCACAGGCGCTACTTATCGCCCCAGCTGGTGAGCACGCCACCTTCAGCGGTGATGCGAATCCCAGTGCCCAGCACCGGCACCGCAGCCTCCTCCATCTCCCGCAGCACGATCGCCAGAACGGCATCGCCGTCTGCCTCATCGCACTCCACCAGCACCTCGTCATGGACGGTGGCCACCAGAAAGGCGCTCAGCGGCAGTTGCGAATGGATCTCAACAAGCGCCGCCTTCATGATGTCCGCGCTGGTGCCCTGCACGACGTTGTTGGCCTGCGTCGTGAGGCGGTTGTCATCGCCAAAGAGCTTGCGGCGCCGCCCCGTCACCGTCCGCACCGGCTCCCCGGCTTGAGCGCGTGCGTCGCACTTCTCGTGCCAGACGCCAAAGGCGGGGTACGCCTCGTGCCACCGCGCCAGCAGATCAAACGCCTCGTTGAACGAGATGAAGAGGCTGAGGGTGGCGCAGTATTGCTGGACGCCCTTAGCACCCGATCCGTAGAGAGCGCCAAAGTTCAGCGCCTTTGCGGCTTGGCGCTTTGCCTTGTCCACCTCGGACGGCTTGATGCCGTACATGAGGGAGGCGCTACGGGTGTGAATGTCAGCGCCTTCGTTGAAGGCGTCGATCATGCGCTGCTCAGCGGCAAGGGCCGCGGCCACCCGCAGCTCCATGGCGCTGTAGTCGGCCTGCACCAGAACGCGCCCCTCCGGCGCCTTGAACGCCCCCCTGAACTCAGGGTCGCGGGGCACCTGCTGGAGGTTCGGCGACGAGCTGCTGAACCGCCCTGTGCCAGTGGCCAAGGGCATGAAGCGGGCGCGGATGCGCCCGTCGTCATCGCAGTGTTCCACCAGCTTCTGAGCCATCCCCAGCCGCTTCTCAACGCGCTTGTACTGCAGGAACAGGCGCACCAGCTCATCAGACTGAAACCGCGCCAGCACCTTCTTGTCCAGAGACGGCTTCTTGGCGTCATCCACCGGCTCAATGCCGAGGTAACGAAACCACGCGAGCACCTGCTGAGAGCTGTTGATGTTGAAGCCGGCGAAGCGCTTGGTGCCCAGCCGGATGCTGCCGGAGTCCTTCACGCGGGTGTTGAAAGAGCCGTCCTCCTCCCGTGGCAACCGCGGCGCCCCTTCATCCTCAAGGCGGCTATCCAGCGTCTCCAGGAAGCACTCCTTCGCCGCCACCGACTCACCGCTGTAGAAGTCGACGGTGTCAGCGATGGCGCTGGGGTCGAGGTAGATGCCGTGGTGCTCCATCTGCACCACCGCCGGCACCAGAGCACACTCCAGCCGATAGACGTCGTAGAGCTTCTGCGCCGCCACCTTCTCGTGAAGCACATGCGCCGCCTCCCATGTGACGCGGACGTCTTCCATGGCGTAGTGCATGTCCGCCTCATTGAGTTCGGCGTTCATCCAGTCCTGCTTCTGCAGGGTCTTATCCAGCACCACGCCCAGCTCACGCCGCGCAATGGCATCAAGCGCGTGCGACACCTTGGCCTCACCGTTGTGGAGCAGTGAGCTGGCGATCATGGTGTCAAACAGCTCCCCGCGCAGGGTGATGCCATTCGCCATCAGGACGCGATAGTCAAACGCGACGTTTTGCGCGTAGATCTGGTGCCCCGGCTCCTGCAGGAAGCTGCGCAGGCGCCGCATTTCATCGGGCGTCAGCGTCGGAATGTCAAACCAGACGCTGACGTTGTCGTTGTGAAGCTGGAGCAGGCGCCACTGCCCCGGCTTGAAACAGAGCGGCGCCATGGCCGTCTCGGTATCGAGGCAAAAGGCGTTGCCGAGCTTGCTGAGCAGCTCCAGCTTCTGGGCGTTGGTTGAGGGGAGAGGCGAAGCCGCGTTCACGCAAGCGCCCTCGCGTAGTGGCGGGCCACTGCCTCCTTAGAGGTGTGTGAGCGCAGCTCCAGCGGCACCTCCCGCCACCGCTGCACGAGCAGATCGTCCTCCTGCTCAGCGCAATTCATGAGCAGCGCCCACTGCGTGATCTTGCGCACCTGTTCAGGGGGCACCTGCGGGAATCGGGTTGCGAGCCAGTCGCCAATGAGGGCGTCCCGCTCTGGAGCAGTCAGGGCCATGGGCCACACGCGTTTAGGTAGACCCTAGCGCAGGCTACCTGTCTAGCCACTTATCCCAAGGGACTCACCCAGCCCCATCTGCGGTGCGGCAAATGCCCCCTAGCCTCACCGCGTCGCATTCGGGAGACCATGCTCAGACCTGATCAGATGCAGCTATTGGAGGGCGCGCCATCGCATTGGCGCTTCGCTCTGACCGGTGGCAACGAAGACGCCAAGCGCTGTTTTGAGGATGCGTGGAACGCCCCCGGCAATGGCCGCACGTTGGAGTCGGTGCGCCAAATCAATGACAACCCCGGCCCAGCCGAGCGCTGGAAGAGCCGCAAGCTGCTGGGCGTCGGCGTCATCACCGGTGAGGAGAGCGGCGGCCTGCTGGTGATGGACTTCGACGGAGTCGGCAGCGAAGCCGTCCGCGCCTTTCACAGCCATTTCCGCCATTCGCCGCGAGACCTACCGCAGACGGTGGCCAACATCAGCGGCAAGAAAGGGCGCGCCAAGCTGTACTTCACGGTGCCGCCGAACGTCTGGCCCCAGATTTCAAAGCACAGTGCGAGCTGGCGCAATGCCGCTGGCAACGTGGTCTTGGAGGCGATTTGGCAGAACAGCACCGGCCACGGTCGCCATGCCGTCATTGCCGGCGACCACCCCGAGAGCAGCCACCAGAGGCCGCTGTACTACCGGTGGTTGCCGGGCCGCGCCCCTGGCGAGGTGCCTGTGGCCGAGGCACCCGAGTGGTTGGTGCTGGGCATCCTGGCCCAGATTGAAGGTGGCCACCACGAGCGCACCCGCGAGGAACGCCTGCGCAGCGGCGAGGACGACGCCACCCCATGGGAGCGACTCACGTCTGTAGAGCGCGCTGAGCTGGTGGAGTCTGCGCTCCCGTTCTGCCCTAACCGCCTAGAGAGAGGCTCCGGCACATACGAGAAGGTACGCCGGGTCATGTGCGGCGTACTCAACGAGTTCGGCCAGCAGTGGGCAGAGCGCCTGCTGTGCAACTCAAAGTGGGACGAGAAGAACGAGTGGGACGCAGGCAACGACTGCGCCAGAACGCTGGCGTCTCTGGCCAAGAGCCGCGTCTCAGACGACCACAAGGCACGGATCGCCTCGGTGTTCCACTTCGCCCGAGAGGCGGGATGGCAGCCCCCGAGCTGGGCCATCCCACCGGTGGACATGAAGGTGCAGGTGGAGACGCTGAAGAAGCTGATCAACCAAACGCTGCAGGATCAGAGCGACAAAGCGGCAACGGCCTTGACGTTGGGGAAAGTTCGGCGTGAGTTCGGAATTGAACCCGAAGTGTTCCGCCGCCTGACCTTGGAGCACTTTCTGGGGGGCGTGGAACGCGCCAAGCCGCGAACCCTGGCCGAGCTGGAGGCGAACAGCCGTAAGGACAACGTTCTGACAGACGTCATCGACGGCTTTCTCGGGCGCCGGGTGCATTTGCTGGCGGGCGCCAGCCACAGCGGCAAAACGACCCTCGCCTGCTTCTTGGCCAACCGCGTGATCCACGGCTTGCCGGTGGACATCGAGGGCACCCGGCACAGCACGCAGACCCCCGGCAAGGTACTGATCTTCACCAGCGACTGCAGCGACCAGGATCTGGCGCGTGAGTTGGCGCTTGAGGGCGTTGACCCCGATGCTGCTGGGGATCGGCTACGGATCTGCAGCGGCACCACCTTCGACGATCTGCTGTTCATCTGCCGATCACTGGAGCAGTACGCCCCCGATCTGGTGATCTACGACTGCCTCAGCTCAATGGCGTGCAGCGACGTACGCGTAGGCGATCCGGCGTATGCCGACCCCATCCGCCTCCTCGTGCGCCACAACGGCATGGCATGGCCGAAGTGCGCCCATCTGGTGCTGCACCACACCACCCGCGACGAGCCCACCCGCTTCAGCGGCACCGAACAGATCAAAGCCGCTTGCGAGGAGATGTGGCTGTACTACCCACCTGAGCTGCTGAAGTGGCGCAAGGGCCAGCCGCGGCCCACCATTGGCGATACGCGGCATCTGGTGCTGGAGAAGAGCCGCTCTGGTTACGCCGGACGCAGCCTTGCGATCACTCGCAACGCGTACCAAGGCATTTGGCAGTTCCGGCGCCCGGACCTGATGACGCAGGCCCCCGTTGAGAAGTTGACGCAGGCGTTCCGCGAGGTGAAGGACGACGAGTGGCGGATTGCCAGCGAGTGGCGCAAGGTGCTTGAGCTGGAGTTCAAGGACAGGACGCTGCGGCGCCACCTCGACCAGCTGGTGGGCACGGTTCTGGAGAGCAGCCGCCGCCATAGCCCCATCACCGGCCGCAAGGATGACACGCACTACCGGCCAGTGCTGCACATCCGAGACGCCGCCCGCGCCATGGTCGGCAACCGCGGCGAAGGCATCAACGAAGTCTGACGGCGCGACACACGCGTCTCACGCACAACCCCCTGCTGCGGCACCATCCGGCGCCTGCGGCAGGGGGTTTTCCCTATATACACTCGGTCTATTTTTGACTCATCTCGCTGAGACCCTTTGCGCTGCAGTGGATTTAGGTGCGGCAGGGGCGTCAGTCAGGGGTGCGGCAGCGCCTCACCTCATGCCGCACCTGTGCTGGTGGCCTGTCTCACCACTGATACAGGTGAGATGAGGCAGGACATGAGTCACCGCCTCATCTCGACTTACCCCTAGTGCCGCACCCAAATCCCTTCCCCCACAACGTGTGTGGGGATAGGTAAGTCACTGTACGGACCAGAGTATCTAAGGGACTTTGCCCAAATGCCCCTGTTAGCAGTACGGTAGTTCCTACCTACATAGCTCCAATGAGTCTCAACCCCGTACTGATGGTGCTCGACCAAGGCAGTGCCGCCTTTGCGCCGGTGTGGCGTGCTTGGCTCTCGCAGTTCACACAGCCCCAGCTCCTGAAGCTCTCGGAGGCGTACCTCCAAGGGCGCCTGTTCCACTCCAGCCAGATGGGCGGCTTCAGCACCCGCAAGTTGCGCGACCCCGCCCCTCGCGTCTTCCTCGCCGTGGGCTACCTGAACGTCGCCCACGCCACCTCCCTCGGCATCGCCCCAGATCAAATCGAGGAGGTGGCGGACATCGGACTGCCTAAGAAGCTGCCAGACACGCTCAGAGGCATCTGGGAGGGCCGAGAGCCCCTCCGTGACGCTGCTGGGGTGGTGATGGGCCCTGTGGGCCTCTTCGAGGCGTTCACGGGCCTTAGAGCTCTGGCCGCCCGCATCGACCGCCAGATCCCTTCCGAAGCCGAGGCCGCGGCCTGCGAAGAGCTAGGCCGCTACCTGCGCCTGCGCCTCCCCACCCTCGGCATTGACTGGCTCAGCTCCATGCCAGAACTCCGCACCAGCTGCGCGATAGCGGAGGACGTGCTGATGGGCCGCACCATCCACGGCGACCGGCTCCTCGGCCAGCTACCGAAGCTGGCGGCCATCGCTGAGACGACGGAGGACGCCCTGTGGGAGGTCATTGCCGCTACTCTCCCTAAGTAGCTAATGCCCCCAGATGACCGACAGTGCCCGCCGCCTGGGCGACAGCCAAGCCCGCACCCACTGGAACTCGCCCAAGCGCTGCAGAAGCCTGTCCATGACGGATGAGTGCTGGGATCTGATCACCCGCATCGCGGCCTACAACGGCATCAACCGCAGCGAAGCCATCGAGCGCATGGTCCGCGAAGCCACCAAGAGCACCAGCCTCAGCGGCGTTGACCTACCTGCACAGGTTGGGTAGGATGGAGCCGACCTAACGGCTCGCAGAGTCCAGTGCCCTTTTTCAGCAAAGACTTCACCGCCACTGCCCTGGCACCCAAGGAGAGCAGCGGCGGTGGCTATCTGAACCCCAGCTCTATTTCTGACGGCGACAGCGTCCGTTTCTGCATCCTGTCTGAAGCGCCTTTGGAGGGCGTGGAGATCTGGTTCACCAAGAACGACGGCGGGATGACGAAGCGCATCACGCCCCAGCACCCCGACGCCGAGCTGTTGGCCCAGCTTGAGAAGCAAGTAGGCGGCACCGTCACCGAGCGCGACGGCCGCAAAGCCATCAAGCCCTGCAGCGCTTTCTTCGTGTACGACTACGAAGCTGAAGCCGTCAAAGTCTTTAGCGCCAACCAGAAGACGCTGCTGGCTGAGATCGAGCGCCTGACGTCGGATGAGGACTACGCCGACCTGCCCCAGTGGGACATGAAGATCACCCGCCGCGGCAAAGGCACCGACACGAAGTACAGCGTGGACATGGTGCCCACCAAGCGCTCCAACACGAAGGTGGCGCAGGCGGTGATCAACGCCTGGGACGAGGTGTGCAGCGCCGGCGCGGATCTTGAAGCCCTGTACGAGGGCGGCAACCCATTCGGCGGCACCAAAAGCTGAACGCCGCCCCGCCCCAGCTATGAACCGCCACGAGCGTGCGTTCTGGGAGTTTCACGAACAGAACCCACACATCTACGAAACGCTGGAGCGCCTGGCACTCCAGCTGTATCGCGGGGGCATTCACCGCTGGGGCATCAAGGCGTTGTGGGAGGTGTGCCGCTATGAGCTGATGCTCCGCACCAGCGCCAGCGCCCGCACCTTCCGCCTGAACAACAACCACACGGCGTACTACGCCCGCCTCTTGATGGACCGCTGCCCAGAGCTAGACGGCTTCTTTGAGACGCGTGAACGCCGTGGCGACCACTGCTACGAGACACCGTGACCCGCTACTTGCTACGAGGCCCCCAGGGCTATGTAGGCACCCACGTCGACTGGACACAACACGCCGACGAGGCGCATTGGTGGAGCACCAGCGAGGAGGCACATAACGCCCGCCGCCGCTGGCTTGACCACCACCAGCAACAGCTAACGGTTGTCGTCCGCGACGGCACCCGCCTCACCCCATTTTCGGAGCTGATCTATGGGCGTCCTTGACGAAGCACTGGCGAAAGCCTCCTGCGCCAACTGCAACTATTGGCGCGAGGGCGACGCTGGCACCGGAGCCGTTGGCGAGTGTCGCCACCACAGCCCCAGCTCCATTGACGCCAAGGGTTGGGGCACCTGGCCGATGACGCTGCCTGAGGACTGGTGCGCGGACCACACCGATGCCTGAGCGCCTGTTAGAGCTACCCCCCGCCCGCGGCATTGCGATCTGCGCCCCAGATCACAAGACGTACAAGACGCCGCTGGGCCGCCAACCGCCGATGACGACGATCCTCGGCGCCACCAGCGCCGGCAAGGAGCGCCTCCAACAGTGGCTCCAGCGCCCCGACGCCGAAGCCATCAGCACCGCTGCGAAGCAGCGCGGCACCTGGACGCACAAAGCCATCGAGGGCTGGATCAACGCGCACAGCGCTGGCGAGCCATTCACTGACCCCCAGCACTTCGCCTTTAGCGGCTACTGGCGCAACATTCGCCCCTGGCTCCAGAACCACTGGGACCAGAAAGTGGCGATTGAGCGAACTGTGTATAGCCCCCTGGGCTTCGCAGGCACCTTTGACGCACTCGGCTACGTCAACTACGGCAAAGCCCCTGAGGCGCTAACGCTGCTGGACTGGAAGACGTCAAAGCGCAAGCGTGACGCCACCCTCGTCGAGGACTACTTCTGTCAGCTCGCCGGATACGCGTTGGGGCTCAAGTACGTGTACGGCGTTGTACCCCAGCGTGCGCTACTCGTGATTGCCCGCCCTGCGGGCCCGGCACCAGACATCTGGGAGCTAGACGCCGACGAGTTGGCCGCGGCCACCACCCGCTTCAAAGCACGCCTGAAGGCGTACTACTCAATGCCACAGGAGCCTTAAGCCTTCCCGACGTTCTCCGCTCTACCTGACCGCATCAGTCAGCATGAACCCACTCAACGCCATCAGGAGGCTCTGGCACCGGCTTATGGACGAGCCACCGGTATCGCATACCGCGATCGTGCTGCATTGGCCCACCGCCTGCTACGCCACCGCGCTGGAGGATCGCACCTTTGTACTGAGAGGCATCATCACAGGGCACCAGCTCGATAGCGCCTTAGACGCCCTGCTGGAGGAGCACGTCCCCGCCACTGATGGCTCCCAGGAGGTACTTACCGAGATCACCATTTTCTGGCACCACGCTGATGGCAGCTGGGACATGGATGACCTAGTGAGCCATTACTACGCGGCTGATGCTGCTGACGCAACCTAGCCGCTACGCCCCCTTGACTACCTAGCTAGCCAGGGTGCATACTTGGCACACGGGCGCAGGACGCCCGACACTGCTACTGCCATGACCCACCCGCTTTTTAGCCAACTGCTGCCCGAGAACCGCGACACCGGCATCGCTCTCTGGGACCTGCTTGGGCTACTGATCAACTACGACTGCGCCTACGTCGCCAACCAGACCAACGCCAAGGACTTTGCCCCGCCAGCGCCCCAGAAGGTGGTGATGGGTTTCGGCCTCCAGTTCCGCAACGCAATCGAAACCCCGCCTGACTTCTACCCGTACGGCGTGGAGTTCACCGTTGACCCCAGCGTCAAGCCAACGGAGCACAAGGGCATCCTCAAAGTCACCTACGTCCACGACGGCCCGGAGGCGACTTTCATCAACGAGGTGCATTACGCCATCACCATTCCCAAGCTGGTGAAGCTGCTGCCCCAGCTAGAGCACGCTCCCAGCACCGGCGACCTGATGACCGCCATGCTTGATGTCGTCGGCGGCGAAGAGTACGACATCGCCAAAGACGACACCGGCGAGGAGGGCTGAGCCATGACTGAGTCAACCTCCTGCGCCAAGCGCGTAGCCTTTAACCCATACCCTGCTGACAAGCGCAAGCTCACCCAGCTCTCGGAGCTTATGGGCGTCTCTGTATCGCATCTAGCTCAGGTAGCCATTAACGAGTGGCTCCGGGAGCACTGTGAGGCTCTAGAGGCGTTCTACGGCTCCTAAGGCGCCCCTTGCGGGGGCGGCTCCTATAGCTATAGTAGCTATTATTGGGGAAGGTGTATCTAGCCGCAGGCTAGATCCCCATTCACCGCTCCCAAGCCACCGCCGCTGCCCGCTTCGCGGGCGTGGGCGGGGAAACATAGCGTAACGCTGTAGTCGCGATGATCTCGCTCCCGCCACCTGAGCCAAGCCCTAAGGCCCCAGCTCCAGTGCTCGAGGAGCCACAGACGCCGCCCGAAGCCGCCCCACCTCAAGAGCCACCCACCGCCGAGGAGCCCGAAGCCGCTGACGCCGCTTGCGCCATCGCCGCTGCCGCCACCGAAGCTGACGACGCGGGGGCCCCAGATAGCAGCGCAGCCCCCGAAGCCACAGAAGCTACCTCTACAGATAGCCCCGAAGCCATTGACGCCGACGCGCCACCCGCCAAGAGGCGCCGCAACGCCTACAGCGCAATGGAGATTGCGGCACAGGTAGCGCAAGTGCAGGAGTGGCTAACTATGGGCAAGCGCCCGAATCAGATACGCCAGCTATGTGCCGATGAGTGGGGGCTCCTGTCTCGTGCCGCAGAGTCACGGATGCACGAAGCGCGGAAGCAGATGGTGGTCGACGTTGACGTCTACGTCCGCAAAGACAAAGCGGCGCAGATGATTCAGCAGCTGGAGCAAGTGTTAGAGCAGGCGCTCCAGATGCGCCAGGGCTCCAACGCCATCGGCGCCCTACGCCTCCAAGCCGACTTGCTACAGCTGCTGTCGCGCCACCAGTAGCGCCCGCGCCATTCACTGCATGAGCTGCTGGGCACCAGATTCGCATTCAAGGCACGCCCCGCCTCAAAACGCATTCACCGCGCCAGCGCCATTCACCGCGCAAATGCCATTCATGGCGTAATGCCATTCATGGCTCAAAAACGCATTCAAGGGGATGGCTCTGGCGGCTCTAGCGGCTGGGCACCAGATCGTGGGGGTAGCGCCGGTGGCCGCGGCGGCTCCAGCGGTGGTAACGTGGGGGCGTCTGCGTAGCAGTGGACGTTGCGGCGCCTGGCACCTCGTGCCACCGGCGCCGCTCCAACCACAGCCGCCCACAGCCACGGGCGCTAACGCTATTGAGACGCAATCGCAACAGCGGCACCGCGGCGCGGCAGCCGCTGGCGCCGCCCCGTGCCATGGGCACCGGATCGCAGCACCGGCACCGCGGCGCCAGCGGCGGCCATAGCAAGGCCATAAAAGGCGCCAGCGCCGCCCATGGCGCACAGCCGCGGCCGGCGCTGGCGGCGCATGAAAAAGGCGCCCCATGCCGGGGCGCTAGTGGTGGGGCGCCGGGGGAGCCGGCTTAGTCCCATGGCATGGGCTCCGGATCCGCGGCGCCATCGCCCGGCGCCGGCTGGCCGCGTGGTAGCGGCCGGGCATCCGCCAGCCGGAACCGTACGGCCGGCGCTGTGATGGCGCGCCGGAACTGCGCCAGCGCCGCAGCTTGCGCGCGCGTAGCGCGCACGGCCAGCGTGTCATCGCCGGCCGCCATCGCCCGGCCGGCCACTAGATCCAAGCGGTGCAACGACAGCATGGCCAGTCGGTCAAGCTCGGCCGGCGTGGCTGGCTCTACTAGCTCAAAGGACGCGGCCGCCACATAGCGGCGCGCTTGCCTCAGGCTGCAGCCGTAGCGCTCCGCCAGCGTCTGCGCCGCAAAGGCGCTACCGGCTCCAGCGCTCAACAGCGCCAGCGCGTCCGCCTCCCGCTGGCGGCGCTCGGCGTCAGTGGCGCGGTGCCGCTCAGCCATTGGCGCCGGCCGCGGCTATCGCGCGTTCGATCGCAGCGGCACCGGTGCCGTGCGCCCGGAACACCACCGCCACCTCCTGCGGCCGCGCATGACACAAACGGCACCGCTCGCACGTCATGGCATCAAAGCGCTGTGCCGGGCAGACAACGGCGCGGTTGCCGCCAGCTGTGCGCCAGATAGTGCGGGGATCATCCGCGGCGACCACAAACACGGCGCGCAAGCCATTGGCGATGGCGGCGTCTGCCTCTGCCTCACTGTGGCAGCTGGCGTTAACAGTGAAGCCGTTAGCGGTAGCAGCGCAAAACGCTTGCGCTACCGCCGGTGTGCGCCGGTGGTGGCTGTAGGTGAACCCGCGCCGGCCGCGGTTTGCGTCGACTAGCGCCGCCAGCGCTGTGCGCCCGATAGCCGTCTGTGGCTTGTAAAGGTCGCCGGCCTGGTTGTGGCGCCATAGCGTCCCCACCGGTAGCGCCCGGATCGCATTGAGAAAGGCGCCCCACGGCACACCGCGGCGCCCTTCACTGACAGCGCGCCAATGAAGCGCCAGCGGGCCCCGTTCCGCGTAACAGCCATTGCCCTTAAAAGGGCAGACGTCGCCCGTGGGACACGTCTGCGCCGGCGATGTCGAAACCGGTATCGGGCCGGTTTTGGCGTTAGCGCTGCGCGCCGTTAGGTGGAAGCGATAGGAGCCAGCGACGTCTGGCGCCGGCTGTGTGGTGGTGCGTGGCATGTGTCCCGTAGCAGTGGGCGCCGGCTATACGCCGGCACCGCAAAGCCGCGCCGGGACAGCCGGCGCGCATGGCACTAGGTGCGGGCGCCGTAGCGCCCGCTAGGCGGTTGGGTAGCGCCGGCGCGTCAAATGACGCCTAGCAGCCGCGGCCACGCGTCCGGCGCGTCACATTCCACCGTGCGTCCGTCCGGTGTCTCGGCGACGCTGTCGAAACACCACGCTTCAACCTCGCCGAACGTCGGCACCGGCCACCACTTGCCGCGCCACAGCAGCTCCAAGCTATCGGCGCCATCGCGTAGCAGCGAAGCGGCTACCGTCTCGCGCGCCGGATATTGCGCTGCTGCATCATCGGGCGCCGCTGGCGCATAACTGCCGCCGATGGCGTGAGAGATGGCCGCGGCAACGTCGCCGCTAGTGGGGAAGTCGGGCAGCACCGGACCTTCCGGAGCCTCGCCAGCGATCACGCGCCGAACGTCTGCCGTATATGTGTCGCGGTAGCGCCAGCTGCGCTCAGCACCGGCGACGGTAAGGTCGCCAAAACGCGTATCCCATAGCCGCGCCAGCTTCAGAACACGCGCCTTAGAGCATTGGAAGGCGCCGCAGCTGTAGCCGGTGATGAGATGCGTAATCCCGTATTGACCGCGCAGCGGCGACAGCGTGCCATTGGCGAAACGCGCATGAACCGCGATATTGCGACCGCGCCAGATGGCGGGGATCTCACGCTGGCCCTTGGTGGTGGTGATGGTGAGGGTTAGAGCGGGTTTGGTGGTTGGCATGGCAGGAGCGGCGCTGTGCGCCGGATTGTGGTTAGCAGGAAAGGCGCCGGGCGCCAGCGGCGCCCGTTATGCAGTGAGGGGGCGCTAGTCGGCTAGCGCCGTGGGGATCGGGGCGCCGGATGTGGCGCGGAGCGGTACGGCGCCTGGGCGGAGGATGTCGGACCAAAGCGCCAGCGCTACGGCGGCAATGGCGCCGGCGAGGATGCGACGCGCCATCACAGAGCGCCCAGACCGGCGGGACCGAAACCGGCGACGCGCTCTGTTTGCGACTTGGCCAGCATCACGACGGCATCGGGCGTGAGGCGCAACGTGGCGGCTACGGCATCGGCAACGCTGGCGCCGTGCCAGACGGTCTGCGCATAGCGGCCGCCGTCGTACACGAGGTCCGGAAAGGTGGCATAGGTGGTGGCCATGGGTCAGGTAGCAGTGGAACGGGGCGGGAGGGATGGCGCCGGCTGAACCGGTAACGGAGCCGCAAGAGCCGCAAGGGTCGAGCTTGCGGGCAAGGCTTTTAGAGAGGCTCCGTTGCACCGGCTGCGCCAGCGCTAACCTCCCGCCTTTCTCCATGATATCACCTATGTAGGGAGGTTTGCCAATATCCGCGCCGCGGATCGCGCAGACAATCCGCGCCGGGTTTCTGACACCGCGCCAGCCGCATTAGTCTCCGCCACTAGTAGGCGCAGCCGCCGGGATCGCTTGCGCCACGGGCGCCGCGGGCGCCGCGGGCGCCGGCCTGCCCCCGGGCAAACGGCCGCGGCGGGGAGAGCCATACCCCGCGCCTCCTAGATATAACCAACCCCCACTTACTACCTACGCACGCACCCTCCCCCTACCCCCACTCCCCCACGAGCTACCTAGCTAGAATCAGCCGTAGAAGCTGCAGGCGGCGCCCCGTGCCCATCCTCGGAGTCATCTCGGGCGGCAGCGTTTTAGAGCCGCCGATCATCACGAACACGCGGTGCGACAAGACGTACGAGGAGCTACGGCACCAGCTCTTAAGCGGAATGCTGCCGGCGCAGCGTGCCTTCGTGGACGAAGTGGACGCGAAGATCGTGGGCTACTGCGCCGGTTTTGGCGCCGGCAAGACGCACGCACTGTGTTGCAAGACGGTGGCGCTGGCGATGGACAACCCCAACACCGTCGGCGCGGTGTTTGAACCGACGTTCCAGATGATTTTGGACGTCTGGGTGCGGAGCTTCGACGACTTCCTGGAGGCGCAGAACATCGCCTACGACTTCCGCATCTCACCCCAGCCCATTTACACGCTGCACCTGCCGCATGGCCCCTGCACGATTTTGTGCCGTGCCACGGAGACATGGAACCGCATCCGCGGCCAGAACCTCAGCTTCGCCTGCATTGACGAGGTGGACACGAGCCCCACGGAGGTCGCCCAGAAAGCCTCCGAGATGGTGTTGGCGCGACTCCGCGGCGGCAACAAGCCCCAGCTCGCGGTCGCCTCCACGCCCGAGGGCTATCGGTGGATGTATCGCACCTTCATCGAGAGCGACGCCAGCGACAGGCGCCTGATCAAAGCCAAGACCACCGACAATCCGCACCTCCCTCCGGGCTTCGTCGAGTCGCTCTACGCCAACTTCCCGCCCCAGCTAATCCGCAGCTACATCGAGGGCGAGTTCACCAACCTCGCCAACACCAGCGTCTACCCGGACTTTGACCGCGACCGCCACTGGTCGGACGCAAGCGTCCTCCCAGAAGACCGCGTCTACGCCGGAATTGACCTCAACGTCGGCAACTGCATGATCGAGGTCTTGGTACGCCGCGGCAACGAGTTCCACTTCGTGGAGGAGCACGTTGTCCGCGACACCCCCGCGATCGTGTCACTGCTGCAGGAGCGCTATGCACCCCAGCACGAACGCGGCGACGTCGTGGTGATCCCCGACGCCGCCTCCCGCCAACGCACCACCACCAACGCCAAGGAGAGCGACCTAAGCATCCTCCGCAAAGGCGGCTTCGTCCTCAAGGAGCAACGCAGCAACCCCGCCATCGAGGACCGCGTAAACGCGATGAACGTGCTGCTGATGAGCGACCGTCTCCGCGTCCACCCCCGCTGCAAGCACCTGATCAAGAGTCTGGAGCAACAGGCATACGACAAAAGCGGCAAGCCAGAAAAAGGCGGCTCCGGCCTCGACGACCCCAGCCACCCCGTCGATGCCGCCGGCTACGCGATCTGGGCCCTGAACCCCCTGCGCCGCTACGCCTCGGGCGGCAGCGACTTCCGCACCTACTAACGGCGTCATGGCCAAACGCAGCACCCACCGCATTTCTGCGCACCAGACCGTAGAGACGGGCCGCGACTGGAACGCCCGCTATTACATCGCCTACAGCAGTGGCGCCAGCATCTTCACCCGCGACCTGAAGGAGCTGCGGCGCTTCCTGAAGCTCCCCAAAGGCATCCCAAGCCGCGACGCCTTCGACGCCTGGCTCACCGAGCTACAGGAGTCCGACGCCACCCGCAAAGAGCCCAAGGCCCCAGAAGGCATCTCCCCCGAGGTACTCGCCACCGGCTTCGGCCCCGAGGCACACCTCGACGAAAGCGACCCGAACTACCAGACGCGCACCATCACCTAACGGCGCCCCTCGCCGGAAACCTCGGTAACACCCGTGTTTAGGCGCCGCGTGGCCGATAGCACCTACCCCACCCGCGTCATTTCGCCGTATCCGGGTCTGTTGCAGCAGGGCAACAACGACGACCCCAGCGTTCTTAGCAGCGCCGTCTTGAACATGGCGGTGCATTGGGAGCCGATCGACATTTGCGTCGGCGGCACCCGCGCCCTCCGCGCCCGCGCCGAGAGCATCGTCCCCCGCGAACCCTCGGAAGCCAAGGAGAGCTACGAGCGCCGGATATTCCACGCCACGCTGCCCCCGTTCCTGAACCGCCTCGCCAGCCAAGCCGCCGGCATCATCCTGCGCAAAGGCATCCACATTGAGGGCGACCCCTACTGGGAGCAGTGGATCCTCGACGTCTGCGGCGACGGCACCACCCTGAACGAATACGCCCGCCGCCAGCTGATCACCGCCCTGCTGTACGGCCACAGCAGCACCATCGTCGATTACGCCGCCGACGGCACCCCCCGCACCCTCGCCGAGGAGCGCCGCCTCCGCCGCAAGCCGTACTTGGTGCCGGTGTCACCGCCCCAGATCCTGGGTTGGCGCACAGCCACCGACAGCACCAGCTCGGAGTTGACGCAGGTACGCATCCGCGAGCGCGTGGTCACCAGCAAAGGCGCCTACGGCGAGGAGCTACAAGACCAGATCCGCGTGATGACACCGGGCGGCTACGAGCTATGGCGCAGTCCCACGACCACCACCTACGGCCAGGGCCCCCAGTGGGAGCTAGTGGACAGCGGCCGCACCAGCTTGAGCCGCATCCCACTGGTGACGACCTACGCCCAGCGCACCGGCAACTTGATGTCCACGCCCCCGCTGGAGGAAGTGGCGTATCTGTGCATCGCCTACGCGCAGCGCTGGTGCGACTTCCACCACAGCATCCACGTCGGCGCCAACCCGATGCTGGTGCTACGCGGCTTCGACCCCGACTCCGACTCACCCATCGGCATCAGCGTCAACACAGCGCTGCTTTTGCCCCCAGATGGCGGCGCCGAATGGGTGCAACCCACGTCCGAAGCCTTCGACTCCCAGCTCAAGTGCCTCAAAGAGCTGGAGGACCAGATCGGCCGCCTCGGCATCAACACCCTTACCCAAGCCAACCTCACTAACGCCGCCGCCGAGGCCCGCCGCCTTGATCGCGTCGATAGCGACTCGATCATGGCCGTCATCAGCGGCGACTTGGAGCGCAGCATCACGCAGCTGTTTGAGCTGGCGGCTGAGTACGTGGGCATCGAGCCACCCACGGTCCACATCCCCCGCGACTACGACAGCCGCCTGCTGAGCGGCAACGAGATCACGGCGATGCTCCAGCTCTACATGCAGGGCGCGATCAGCCAGGAGACGCTCCTGCGCATTTTGCAGGACGGCGAGGTGTTACCCGCCACGATGGACATCGACGCGGAGGTGAGCGCCACCGCCGAACGCCTTGCGGAGCAACAGGCGATGGACCGCCTGAACGCCGCCGGTCCCGACATGGCGTTCCAAGCGCCCAGCGCCGGCCAGGGCGAGTCACTGAGCAGCCAGACGCTGGAGACCCCCCTCCGCCCTGGGCGCAATGCCAACTGAGCCATGACGCACCACCCCACCTGGAGCGAGGTCCGCGAGAAGTACCTCAGCGACCCTGAGGTAGCCGCGGCCGCCGAAGAGCTGCACCACCAGCTCATGGAGCCATACGCCCCCGTTGTGCGTGATCGCGACGCCGAACGCGCCAGATGCGTGGCCGGGATTCCCGGCTACGAGGAGGCGCGGGAGGCTCTGTGACGCCGGACGAGTACCTACGGGAGCTGGCGGTCGCCATCACCCGCAACGAGGACCTCACCAACGCCGACGCCCGCGACGTCCTCTACGAGCTGGCGCTCCGCATTTACGCGTTGCTGCTGCGCGACCTCCCCGCCACCCGCTTTGAGCGCTACCTGCGCTGGCCCGAGCTACGCCGCCAGATCGTGCTGTGGCTCTTGGAGGCGAACGACCTCCTACGCGAGTCACTGCTCTCGCGCCTGATCACGACGGAGACGCTGGTGCTGCCCCCCGTGCAGCGCTACTTCCGCCTCCCCGAGGGGGCCTTGAACTCACGCCCCGTCACGGAGGTGTTGGACACCACCCGCGTGGTGGGCACCAGCGTCTCGCGCCTCTTCACGCCCAACCCCACCACCGGCATCCCGCCATTTGTGTCACAGCTGCTCCAGCTACTGGAGCGCAGCGTGATCGCCACCTTCTTCTACGACCCCAGCACAGAGGAGGTAGCGCGGAAGGTGGTGGGTGTCCGCACCAGCAACGGCCGCGAGGTGCCGGTGGTGAGCAAGGGCACAGTCGCCAACGCGTGGGCAGAGCGCTACCGCTCCATCAGCGCCGCCGCGCTATGGGCACCGGTCACACCCGCGCAGGAACGTGCCGCCGAAGTATTGGCCGCGGCCTCCAATCAGCCAATACCACCGGGCGCACAACCCGCACCCCCACTCCCGCAACTGCGCCAATGGCGTTGGAACGCGGTGTTGGACCCCCGCACCTGCCCCGTATGCCGCCCGCTCCACGGCACGGTGGCACCGTCGCCGCGGGAGTTCCCCCGCGGCGCCCCGCCATTACACCCGCTCTGCCGCTGCGTTGTGCTACCGGAGTTCGTGTAACTCAGCCAGCGAAATCGCGTTAGTAGCGGGCGGCAACCTCGGCTGTAGTTCCAGCCTTTTGTGTGACTGAACAAGTCCAGGGTGTTCCTCCTGTGGAGGAGCCTGTTGAGTCCGTGGCTCAGCAACCCGCCCCGACGACCACCAGCGACGACAGCGCTTCTCTGCGCCGGAAGCTAGAGCTTGTCCAGGCGGACAATCTCAGCAAGGGCGAAGCGAACAAGCGACTGAACGAGCGCCTGGGGGAACTGGAGAAAGCGCTCCGAGATCGCGAGAGCGAACTCAAGAGCGGCAAGCAGCAGCAACTCGCCGATCAAGGTGAGTACAAGACGCTATGGGAGCAGGCCAACGCCGACAACGCCCGCCTTCTGCAACGCATCACCGAGCTTGAAGCCGCGCTTCAAGCCAAGGACGCCGAAGCCGAGAGCGAACGTCTCCGCGCCACCGCCTTACAGCAAATGAGCAGCGCCAACGCGCTGGCCCCAGAACAGCTGTACGGGCTCCTGCGCGACCGTCTCCGCACCGGCGACGGCGGCCCCACGGTGATCAACAACGGCATCGAGCAACCGCTCAACGCCTATCTCACGCAGTTGCGCAGCCCCGGCTCCGGCTGGGAGCACCATTTCGCCGCCAACGGCGTCCGCGGCATGGGCAGCACGCCCAGCGCCAACGGCCTCTCCAGCGTCGTGAACCCCTACAAAGCGGAGTCCTTCAACCTGACGGAGGCTCTGCGGCTGGAAGCAGAACAACCCGACCTCGCCCGCGCCCTCAAGGCCGAGGCGGGCCGCGGCTAATCCACGGTAACCCCGCACTTTTGAGCCATGTCGCTCCAGAACATGGGAGGAACTTTCCTCTCGAACCTGATCACCCGCCCCGAGTTCCTCGCTTACACCTCGGAGCGCATTTTTGAGCAATCGGCGTTCCTCAGCTCCGGCGTGATCCAGCGCAACAGCGCCCTGGACTGCCGCGCTGGCGGCACCCGCGTCCGCGTGCCGTTCCTCGACTACATCGCCCCGACCGAGGAGACCATCACCTCGGGGAACACGTGGGGCACCAGCGGCGCCGGCTATCTGACGGCCCAGAACGTCACTGCCGACGAGCAGATCATGACGATTCTGCATCGCGGTTTCATGTACGGAACCGACGATCTGGCGAAGATGGGTTCCTCCGCCGACCCCCTCGGCCATGTCGGCAACCAGCTTGCCGCCGCCATCGCGAAGCTGAAGACTGCCACCCTGATCGCCCAACTGGGCGGCCTGTTCGGCAACATCAGCGGCAGCGGCGTTCTTGGTGCCAACACCTACAACGCCAGCGGCACCACCACTGCCACCAGCGCGAACTACCTGACGGCGGCCAACGTCATCAAGGCGAAGAACAAGCTGGGTGAGCGCGGTTCCGAGCTGACCGCCATCGCCATGCACAGCAACGTCGCCGCCTATCTGGAGGAGACGGGCTACATGCAGGTGCAGGTGAGCGGTTCCACCGTCTCAGCTGCCTCCGGCTTGAGCGGCGTCGGTTACAACACCTTCGCCGGCCTGCGCGTCATTGTTGACGACCAACTGGGCGTCATCAGCGGCGGCACCAGCACCCACCTGAACAAGTACCCCGTGTACCTGTTCGGCTCCGGCGTTATTGCCGAAGGTGTGCAGCAGGAGCTGCGTCTGGAGACGGACCGCAACAAGCCGTCCTTCCAGGATCTGCTGATCGTGGACTACCACTACGGTTACCACGTCAACGGCACCCGCTGGGCCGCCGCCGGCGACAACCCCAGCAACCTGGCAACCACCGGCAACCTGGGCGCCACCGGCTCTTGGGCCTTGGCTTACCAGAACGCCAAGAACGTGCCTCTGGTGCGGATGCTCGTCAACACGGCATACGACAGCGGCACCTACGCTTGAGTTGCGAATCACTCAGGCCCCCGCCACAAGCGGGGGCTTTTTTATGCCTCACTCCCCAGCAATGCGACGCTCTTCGTGCCGCTCAAAGTGCTCAATGGTGTTGACGGTCATCTTGTAGCTCTGGAGCATCACCTGATTGACGAGCACGTAGGGCAACTCCAGCTCCTCCGCGATCTCAGGCACATTGCGCCCTTCATCGCGCAAACGCCGGATCTCAGGCACCACCTTCTGCCAGTCGCGCTTCCCACCACCCTCAGCCGCAGGAGCCGCCTTCGCCGCTTTCTTACGCACCGGCTTAGGTGCTTCTGACACCAGCTCGTTGCTGATTTCGGGGGCGTTTTCAGTCATTACAGCGGCAAAAGCACTACCCGAAGTTGCCCCGACACCGGAAAGATCGGGGAAACGCCATGGCCAAAGCCAAAGCCGCCACCCGCACTGAGCATGTGCCGGGCAAGCCAAAGCGCACCCGCCAAGGCCAGGGCCAGCACAGCAAGGCGAACCACGGCCGCAAGAAGTGGCGCGGCCAGGGCCGCGGCTGACACCGGAAACCTCGGGAATAACGCAAAGCGATGCCCGCCCCTGCGATTGTTGCGACTGCCGGCAGCGCCAGCGCCAACAGCTACCTGAGCGTCGCCGGTGCCGACAGCATCGCCAACGGCATGTTGGGCACCTTGGCGTGGAGCACCGCCACCAGCGACGACAAAGCCCGCGCCCTGATCACCGCCACCAACGGCCTAGAGACGCTGAGCTGGATCGGCGACCGCGCCACTCCGACACAAGCGCTGTCGTGGCCCCGCACCGACGCCGAGTGCGGCGACAAGGCCCCCGCTGACGACGAGATCCCCCGCGAGATCGAGCTAGCGACGTTTGACCTCGCCAATGCGCTGCTGACGACACCGACGCTGCTGCGGAGCGCCAACGCCTCTACCGCGCTGGTGCCCGGCATCCCCAACCGCGACCTGAAGCGCCTGAAGCTCGACGTCATGGAGCTTGAGTGGAATACCAACGTCGGTAACTCCACGACCGAGGCGGTGACGCCCCTGACAGTGCTGCCGCACCTCGCCACCATCTTGGGCTGCCTATGCACCAGCACGACCCGCGGCGGGCTAGGTGGCGTCTGCGCAGTCCAACGCAGTTAGGTACGCATCTAGCCGCTACTATGGGTAGTGGATGGCAAACTGCACCCCCACTACAGGTAGTGCTCAACCGGTCCGGCGACGCCCCCGCACCGGTTACTTAGCCACGCCACTGACACCGGAAGAGCAGCGCCATGTGGCGCGGATGTACCGCGAACACCAAGGGCTGTTGCGCCTGCTGGGCCGCAAGCTGTGCCGCAAGTACCCCTTCGTCGATAGCAGCGACGTCTTTAGCTGCATTGACCAAGCGTTTGTGAAGTGCTGCCGCGCCTTCGACCCCGCCAAGGGCCGCTTCTCCACGCTCCTCACCGCCTTCAGCGAGGGCGACGTGCTGCACTTCATCCGGGACGGCAACTGGTCTGTGAAGGCGCCAGGCGCTGTACGCCGGATCGGGCAGCTGGCGCGAAAGATGCTGGAGCGTGGCCGCGCCCTGCCCGAGGTGTGCATAGAGCTGGGCGTGACGCAGGAGCAGGTGAAGTTGGCGCTAGTGGCCACCAGCCCCACAGACCACGACGTGCGCGGCTTCGACCTCTACGTCTGCCCCCGCCCCACGCCATGGGACGTTTTGGAAGCCGAGGACTGCGCCTAGAGGGAAACCTAGCGGTAACCCGTTCCCGACCCACCAATGGCCACCGGCGCCTTTTTTGCCTCGCTGGGGTATAAGTTTTACGTGAAGGCTGGCACCACCTCCAGCACCGCACCAACGACTAGCACCGGCATGACCGAGGTGCTGTCGCTGGTGAATGCCGGCATCCAAGGCAGCACCGACACCCAGGAAGTGCTGGACTACGGCTCGACCCAGGGCTTCAAGGCCCAGATTCCGGTATCGCAGAGCTACAGCATTCCGTGCCAGATGAACCTGGACCTGAATGACGCCGGCTACGCCATTCTGAAGGACGCGGCACTCAACTCCAGCACCAAGACGGTGGAGTGGTATCGCGAGTCGCCCGAGATGAGCGCCACCGGCAACCCAGAGAAGCACGCCGGCGTTGCGTTCGTAACCGACTTCTCTGAGGACATCCAAGCCGGCAACATTGCCCAGGTGAGCTTCACTCTCACCGGCTACGGCGCCTACACTTGGACCGCAGAGACCAACGTCTGATCTAAGCCAAGGGACTCGGGACTCTGATGGCTAGCCCCTTCCCAGCGTGGGGGCTGGCCTTTTTATGTGCCCTTGAAACTGCGCCAGATGTCGGCAAACACCCGCTCTGCCGGCCTGGCTTTGAAGGTGGCGGCGATCCAATCGCGGCCCGGCCTGTAGCCGACAGTGACTTCTTGGCCACGCGGGTTGATGTAGGAACCGTAATACCCACCGGTCCGCACCCGCTCGGCATAAGGAGCTGTCCACGCAATGACCATAGACGCTTTGCCTCGCTCTCGGATCACGAGTGGTTTCGTCATCGAATCCAGCAGGCGCCCTGTATCTACGATGTCCCGCGGCCCCTTACCAACGATTACGCCAAGACGACCGGGCTCACGCGTACCCCCCATCAACAGGCTTTCATAGCGCAGCGTCGCCCAGTCCCAGTCCCATATGGGGTTGGACATCTGTAGCACTGCCGTCTCGCTGTAGACGGCACCGGACTTCTCAAGCGTGGTTGCAACTTTCGCTAGCAACCTTGCGGCGTTCCACTGCTTGATGGCGACCGTCACGCTTGGCCTCTGCTCACCAGCTGCACCTTCTCGCCAAGCACGCTGTTGAGGGTCTCGCCGAGCAGCCCCGTCTTCCCGTAAGGCAGACGAACAGAGCGCACTTCGCAATCAAGCGTCGGCTCCCCCGCAAACGTCAGGACACCTGTAACGCCGATCTCAATACGAGGGTCTAGCGCGTCCAAGGCATAGCCTTCGTAGACGGTCTCCGTGGTATCAACTCCTGGGTACCGCAGCACCCGCGTCTGTGCGGCGCTCAGGAACAACGCCACTGTGACCGTGGCTCCCGCGGGCGACACGTTCCCTGTTTCCGGGTCAGTGACCACGCCCGTGCCCGCCACCTGAAAAGTGGCGGTGGCGTTGGATAAAGCGGAGAGAGCGGAAGCCATGACCGAGGTTTCCGGCGGCAATCTCGCAATACAGGCCCCAACCGGTAGACGTGGCGGAGAACCTAGGCGAGGCTCAGCTACGGCTAACAGTTGACATCCGTGCGTTTGAGGAGAGCCTTCGGCAGGCGCGTCAGCTAATTCAGCAGCAGCTGGGCGACGTCACTGGGCGTCCTGGCCAAACCCGTTCTTCTGCCAGCGCTGCTGCCAACGAGATCAACCGCCAGCAGCGTCAACAAGAAGCTGCGGATCGGCGTCGCCGTAGGGCAGACGCAGAGGAGCAACGGCGCATTGACCGAGCAGCGCGACAGGGTGGTGCGCGTGAAGGTGTACGCGCCCTAGAGATTGCGCAAGAGCGCCGGTTCCGCCTGGCCCGGCGGATTGACACGCTGGAGGAGCAGGGCGCCAATGTCGCCCGTCTGCGCGTCCAACTGGGCGCTTTGACCGAGGCGCAATCCCGCCGTCAGTTTGGGTCATTCCGGCAGCGTGGGCAGGAGCTAGCCCGCCAGATCACGTTGGAGGAGCGCCGATTAGCTACCCTCCGGCGTCAGGAGCGTGTGCAGCGCCAGAACGCAGCGGTCGGTGCTGCGATGGGGGGAGCCCGCGAGTCAATCTTTGCGTTGGAGCGAGCGCAGGATCGCCGCTTCAAGATTTCGCAGCGAATTGAGCGGCTTGAGGAGCGTGGTGTCGCAACACAGTCGCTCCGGCGCCAGCTGGGCGAGCTGACCACCTCCTATGCGCAGCGTCAGTTCGGAACTGCCCGCCAGCTGTCCCGTGAGCTGGAGCGGCAAGTCACTTTGACGGAAGCACGCGCTCGGCGTGAGCGCGATGTTCAGCGTGCAGTTGAGCGCACAGCTCGGCTCGGAGGCCCCCGCGAGCCCATCCAAGGGCGGCTTGACCTCCCCGGATCTCCGCGGTTCCTTGCGGAGCAGCGCCGTCGCGAAGAACGCCAGCTCAGAGCATCGGCTACTGCTGGAGGTCCGCGTGACTCTATTCGCGGCAGCCGAAACATCCCTGGCTCTCCGGCGTTTCTAGAAGCCCGGGAGCGTCTGCGCCGCCAGATCTTGGATCGTGGTGCGCGTCAGGGCGGCGCTTCGGAGTCACTGTTGGCAAACGAGCGTGCTCAGCAGCGTCGATTCGCACTTGACCAGCGAATTGCGCGGCTGCAGCAGCAAGGCGCAAATGTGGGGGCGCTCCAGATTCGGCTGGCGCAGCTTGATACCGCATTAGCTGAGCGCCAGTTTGGCAGCGCCCGTCAGATCACTGCTCAGCTTGGACAGCAAGTGACGCTGACCGAGGCGCGCCTCCGCCGCACCCGCGAACTGCAGCGTCTGACGGATCGCGCTGCCCGAGTCGGTGGGCCTAGCGAGCCCATTCGTGGTCGCAAGGATCTACCTGGCTCACCAGCGTTTCTTGAGGAGCAGCGTCGCCAAGAAGCACGCCGCGCCGGGCAGGGTGGCCCCGCTAGCTCCTTAGCGACAAGAGCTTCGCTGCAATCGGCGCAGTTGAGCATTGGCGCAGCAGGGCTACAACTTCAACGCCAAGGCGCTGATGTAACGCAGATCAAGAAGCTATACGCAGATCTAGATAGTGCACTTAGGACTGGTGAACTTGGCACGGCCAAACAGATCACGCAACAGCTCCGTGACCAGCTGACCGTTGCGAGAGAAAAGCTAGCCGCAACACAAGCGCAAGCCAAAGCTCAACGCGACCTTGAGCGTCGTGGTGGCCCATCGCTACCCGTTTCTGGGCGCCTGATCAACGGGCGCGTGATACCGGGCTCACCAGCAGACATTGCCCGGCAAGCAACGCAAGCTCAGATACGAGGTCCAGCGATCCCCGTCAGCGGACGCCTGATTAACGGACAAGTGATTCCAGGCTCACCTGCGGATCTGGCGCGGCAGCGTCGGCTGCAGGGTGCGCAGCGTCGGCTGCAGGGTGCGCAGCGTTCCAATGCTGCACTGGGCGACGCCCTGATTGGTGGCGCATTCCCGCTGCTATTTGGTCAAGGTCTGGGCGCCAGCTTGGGCGGTAGCTTGGGCGGCTTCACCGGCGGCAAGCTGGGCGGAAACTTTGGCTTTGGACTGTCGCTGCTCGGCACCGCCGTTGGCGCCCAGTTTGATGCCGCCCTTGCCAAGCTGAAGACCATTGGCGACGCGTTAAACAAGCCAGTAGAAAGCTTCCAGGCACTTAAGGAAGCCGCTCTACTGTCGTCGCGTGCTGTTGAGAAGAATATCCAGAACCTTATTGATAACGGAAAGACAGCAGAGGCTGCGCTCCAGATCCAAATAGACTTTGTCAAGCGTTTTGGCAGCACCAAGGAAATCAATAATCTGGCCGCAGCTCAGGACGAGTTGAACCGCACCTACTCGGAGCTGGGAGTTACCACAGCAAAGCTAGTAGCAGGACCAATGGCGGCTTTGCTGGGAGTGCTAAATCGCGCCTTAGGGGGTAAACCCACAGGGCCCGGAGCTAATCAGCGCATAGGGGAGGGAGATTTTCGTACAACTGTTGATGACGTTAAAGCTCAGTATGGTCAACAGGCCGCGGCTCAGATTCTGCTGAGACGTAATACGCTAGCCGCTTTTAAGGTTGTCCCTGATGTCGAAACCGCCAACAAGGTTGCGCTAGACGAAGCACGGCAGCGTGGGGTCATCGCTGACCGTCAGCGCCGAACTCAGCAGGAGATCAACGCCCTTGAGGCCCGCGCCGTTGCTCTGGCAAAGGAGAGAGCTGCTGCCAGCCAACTGGACTACAGGATCACCCAAGCCACCGCGCAGGGGTACAAGCTCCAGCTGTTCTACCTGCAACAGCAAAAGATCATTCGCGACCGTGATCTTGCCATCAAAGATAACCCCAGCAAGGCCGCCAGCATTCGCGAGCAAGCCAAGAAAGACCTGTTTGCCAACCAAGAAGAGCGCAGAGCTTATTTAAGGCAGCAGGTTGAGCGCCTAAAGCCCGCCCCAGTTCAAGAAATCAACAACATCCGGGCCACTATTGACGCCGCACGAAAGGACAGGCAGGCAGCCTTTACCAACTACTCTAATCTCCTGAACGATCCAAAGGCTTCACGCCCAGAACAACTTGCCGCTGGCAAGGAGCTTGTAGCTGCTGCGATTGCTTTTAAGACTGCAATGGTTGATGGCGCCCGCCAAATCGCTGACGTTGTGACCGGCGCAGCAAATCGCCTGACGCAAGCACGGCTTGAGCTATCAGGCATCCAAGCCAATCCTGACGAGGGGCTTAATCGGTTCTTGCGCCCAGAACAACGGCAGGTCAGGCTAAATACAGCCACCGCACGCCTTGGCCCGGATCTTGAACGTTCCATATCAATAGCATCCAAGATACTAAAGGAACAAGGGCTCAGTCTTGATAACAGTCTGATCAATGAGCTACGCAGCATTATTGCCGGCTCTCGCGGCGATAAGAAGCAGTTCGGCACTATCAACGGCAAACCCTTTTTTGGCGCTGCCGGCCCAGACGCATCCGTAGCAAGCTTCAAGAAGGTTGACGACTTTATTACTGCCGTACAAAAAGAGAACGAAAGCAGGAATAACCTCTCAACCGCACAAGCCGACGTTGCAGCTATTAACAAAGAGCTGCTGGGCGTCAACAGTGTCTTGGCAAAGCAGGTTGGCAAGCTCGCCGAGAAGACGTGGGCGGTCACTGTGAACGTCGATTCGGGCGGCGGCGTTACGACCTTTGGCAACGTCCTCAACTCTGCAGTCCAATGACAGTCACAATCGGCAGCTTCAGCACCAACCGCCTGACGGCCCAGCCCTTCGGCTACGAGGGTGAAGCCCGCTCCGGCCTCACCGCCCGCACATTCCGCATCAGCGGTCTGCTCACCCCCGCCGAGTGGCAGACGCTGGTGAGCGAGTACAACAGCTGGCGCAGCACCCGCATCCAGGATCAGGACACGCTGCTCTCCGGCGTGGTCGGCACCACGATCGCGCTGACGATCACCAACACCAACAACCTGAGCGTCACCAACCTCGCCTGTTGGTTTGCGGACCCACCATCTGGTGAGCAAGCCGGCGCCTTTGTCTCCGCCACGGTGGTGATGGTGGATGCCGCTCAAGCGCTGCAGGTGCTGCTGCGCGGCATCGAGAAGGACAAAGACAAGGACAAGCCCAACCTCGGCACGATCACCTTTGGCAGTGGCGGCACCGCAGTCACGGTGACGCTGACCAAGCCCATGGACACCCGCCAGGACGGTCCGAACGTGGCGCTGACCGCAACAGGCACCAGCTACGTCACGGGGCCGCTGGTGGCGCACAAGGTTCGCCAAGTGGAGGGCTACATCTCCAG